CCCGCCGGTGGACAAGCCGATTATGGATACGGAAAAGAAGGATTATTACATCAATAACATCACCGGGGAGCTAGTGGAAGCACCCACAATCAACTGGGGAAACCTTTGGGACAAGATTGCACCCGACTGGAAGAACAGTCCAGCGGCGCAATGTTGGAACGATATAAAGCGGGCGTATGACCAATACATCAAAACCAGGTACGGCAAAGGAGAATGAGGATGGGAAAAGGAAAATTGCTCATCATGGACAGCCAAGCCGGAGGGGTGTTTGAGCTATCGGACATTGCCGGCAATATCAGGCTGCATCAGGTGTGGAACGATGGAGCAAGCACCCTTACCTTTACCTATCCCAGACAGGGCGGCAGGCGCTTTTCCAATGGCTCGACGGTGACATTTACATACGATGGCGCACCGATGTTTTACGGATATTTGCAGAGGACTGGCGGCAACCGGGAGCGTTTTCAATGCACCTGTGCCGACCAGCTGCGGTATTTTAAGCCGACCAACACCATCCTGCGCAAGGAAATGCCACTGAGCGACTGGCTCAATGTGATAGCTTCTGCGGTATCTGACGGGGACAGGATTCGCTTGGGGAGCATCGACAGCACCGGTGTCAATCTCAGCAAAAAGCTGTTTGACAGCAAAAGCCACCTGGATATGCTCTATGATGCCATCCGTGAAAATCTGGGGCTTAACGGTTACTGGTACACCCTGTTTGATAACTTTGGGCAGCTTGACCTTGTGGACACATTGGATTTGCGCCTGCCTTTGGTGATAGGGGATGAAAGCCTTTGCACCGGCTTTGAATACGAAAAAGCAATCGACGACGACGGTGTAGCAAACTACATCAAGCTGGCAAAGGACGACGAAAAGGCGGGCGTGAGGAAGGTGTATGTGGCGCAGGACGGTGCCAATATCGCCAAATGGGGCAAAATCATGCACTATGAAAAGGTCACCACCGACCGCAACGATGCACAGATGCAGCAGCTTGCGCAGATGCTGCTGGCTCTCAAAAACAAAGAGGCGCAGTCCTTAAAACTGGATGCAATCGGAGACACCAGAGTACACGCAGGCAGCGGCATCAAGGTGGAGTTACAGCAAGAAAGCATCAGTGCATGGATGGTGGTCGAAAGGGTTACCCATATCTTTACGAGCAGCCAGCACACGATGAGCTTAAATCTACGATGGGGAGAGTGGACATAAAAAAGCCCGCATCAAGCGGGCTAAGGTAATTACTTTTCGATTAGCTTGTCGAGCTTATTACCAATCTCGTTTAACTGATGGATAATAATCCAGTTTTGCTGAGAAAGCAAATAGGTTTGTCTGTCTGGCGTTGCTCCTGACTTTAATCCCATCTCGATTGATACTTGATTAAGCCAAAGGTCTTGATTAGCTTTTAGCTTTTTAACCGCATCTTGTAACTCAGGAGACAGGGAGTTTAAAAGGTCATCGGCCGGTTTCTTGAACATTGACATATAAACACCTCCTTAATTTACTATCATCATAGCACAGAAAGATGGTGATGTACAGTGCCAACAAATGATTTTGGAACAAAATTACACAAAATAATAAAACAAGTAGTTGACAGATATGTTAAAAACCAAAACCTATCCGATGCGGTGTTTGCAACCTATACAGGCAAAGGGTTAAAGGTGGACGACAAGCCAATCGAGATTGAAATGGACATGGTAAATGTGCCGGAGCATCTGAAAAAATACAAGGCGCGGATTTCCTTTGACCTGACGCAGGAGGAACTGGACAATCAGGTTTTGATCGTCAAAAAGTCAGGGGAAAGGGTGGAGCTTTCCAGATTAAAATTTGACCGCATCCCTGTTATCGTAGAATACGACAAGATGGAGGCAGGACAGCGGTATATGGTGCAGCAAAAGCAGGGCTCCAACCGATACTTCATCATCGATCGGGTGCCGGAGGAGGAAGGATGAGCGTATTAAAAACA